TTAATTTTACCTGCCGTAAGGTCAATTTTCACAAGTCGGTTAGTTTCAAAATTGATGTAGATTGTGTTCGCGTCCACGACTTCGATAATGTCAGAAGAGCCGGTGCCCGTAATTTCCGCAAGTCCGTCCAAGTACAACGCAGTCGGAATGTAAATTGTGCCGTTCGCCGTGCCATCATACAGTACTCGCCAAATAAGTGTTGTATTTGAATAGAAGGATGCGCTCCCATTCAAAAACACTGTGCGCACATTCAAGCCAGCGTCATGCGTAGTCGTGGATGTTGCAGTAGTAAACGTGGCTGGAGCGCCAAAGTTGCTGCCGAACAATATTTGGTCTTGTGAAATTGGCGGAACTTCATAGGTGCCCACGGTAAACGAAGTGGCGGTCGTATTTACACTTTCCGCTATTGTTGTCGTAGATTTATATGCAGTGGTCAATACCTTGATTGTATCTGTATATGAATACGGACCAATCCTTGTTGATAATGTTTTTACCGGCCCGCCATAAGGAGACATCGCCACTGAATAGTCCGGGGATGCCGTTGTTGGGTCAGGCGCGGTGCCGTCAGTTGTTACATATATCCTGAAGAAATTGGCTAGGTTGTCGTCCGCTGATCCATTGTAAATTCCTTCTACGAACACCTCGCCCCCATAAGCGTCACTAAGCACGATGTCTGTCGGAGGCGCAAGCGTAGCCACTACTTCATCGCCCGCAGAATCAATGGTTACTGTGCGCTGGTAATAGTTTTGACTAAGTTTTCCATATTGATTGCGGTATCGACAAACCCAGTTATAGGACAGGTTTCCCGCAACGGGTGGAGTCAGCGCATATGTAATCGGCAATGCGCTTGCAGTTGCGTCAGGTGTTGCCGTAAAATCAGGATCATCATCCTCACCAACATAAAGCTCGTATCCGGCTACTGTAGTGTCTTCTATTCGATACAGTCCCGACGGTGCTCCCGTATGCGTATTTGAATCGCCATCCGTAAACTTTACGTGTAACTTTATTTCTGACTCACTGGAAACTGTAGCTCCCGCTGGAATTTCCCGATGTATCCACAGCCCAGTCCAACCTTCAGAGGCGATACTGGCTATTTTTGAGGTTGCACCAGTTGCGTCAGTTATTGGACTTAACCATGTTCGCCCTGTGGGTGCGGTGTTCTCATCCGCTATTTGTTGTATACTTCCGGAGACGGTGGTCTCGTATGCAAATCGGAATCCAGGAACAGCGTCAACGGTGTCTGTGACCGCTCCTGCGGTTGCAGAGGTTCCTAGCCGCGCCCTTCCCGCAGCAGGAATAACAAGCGCATTGTCAGTACGCGACGTATAATATACAATTTCCTTGGTGGTTCCTGCGGATGACTTTATGTGCGCCCATCCAGAATCAGGCCAATTTGACAAGCTGTACGTCGTTGCAATTGCTCCGGAACCTGATCCCGCTAACTGCGTGGTCGTTGATACTACCTGGTTGCTCAATGTGCCAATCCACACATACGCATTGGTTACTGCGGCTGCAGATTGGTTATACAGCGCGATTGCCCGGTAATTGTCTTTTCCGGATGCGCGGTCAGCGTTAGGCACATTGGACATTCCTAACGCGTTATTGAATACTTTTTTATATTGTAACCGTGCCCTCGGCCCAATGGGAAACACGGTACTATAGTCAAAGCCGACCGTTATTCCGTATGATGGATCTCCAGAAGGTAAAAACAAGTCTGCCTGTGTAGTCGTGCTGTACGCGACTGCGGCTGGAGTAGTAGTAACCCCCGACACAAAATAGGACATGGTCAGGTCTCCACCACTGGCGGTGGAATCCGCGAACGAGACGCTGTGTTGATCGGAAACATCCACTTCATTGCTTGTATATGGATTTAGTTGTCCGACGCGCCTAATGTGTATTCCAGAGGTGTCCAGTGTGTTCGCTACAAATTCATGCGTCTGCACGGACTTTGGAAGCACGTCCCCGCCAAGGCTCCCCTCTTGTGTAAAACCGGTGATGGAACTTATCTTACCCGTCAGATTTAATGTTAGGCTGTCTGAGCTAGTGGTCATGATCTTGCCAATATGGTTAAGTCACCTGAAACTGCGGAATACGTTCCTGTTACGACGGGCGTAGCGGGATATCTAACCATGAATACGTTTGCTAGGCGCACTATTGATGAATTTCCACCTGCGTCTAGTGCGGTAATTCTAAACTGGTGTGTCGTAACGTCCTCCAACACTGGAGAATTAACACTGAAATAACTTGAATCTCCACTGATCATTGTAGCGATTGTGCTCCAGGATCCAGAAGTGTACTGTTCGACTTTGTACTGGCTGGCCTCGTCCACGCGTTCCCACTGCATTGCGACTGTTGGGGGAAGTTTTTGGCCGGAGGAGGTTCTGCCTATTGCGATGTCATCCGCGTCTAGTATTTCTAGTACGGGCGGATCGTAACTTGTTCCAGTCGTCATTATTAGAAATGTGGTGCTTTTTGACAGCAGATCAGAGTAACCTGTAACTAAACGTTCACCGGTTACCCATCCTTGGTACGGGGCGTTTGCGTCTGTTGACACTACTGAATTTCCTATTGTAGTGTCTACTTGGTCTATGTTGTGTGACCAATCAAATTGCCATTCGGTGCCGCCTAGATGTGTAATGACTGGGTATACGCGAGTAAACACCTGAACAACTGAGACAATGCCCGTTGTGGTTTCCATGCTTGGGAAGTTAGGAAACCCGGACACGTGAACCGTCTTCCCTACGGTGCCCGTCATGGTCATGGAAGGCATGCTCGGTGTGCCGTACACGTCGTGTCTGGGCACATGCACTACGCCTTCAGCGGTGAACTGCGGGAACTGCGCTCCACTACTTCTAGTGCGTACGACTACGGTCTTTTTTGCGATTCCCGCTACGGATACGGCTTGTAAACTTGGGGAACCAGACGCGGAAACCTGTAAAACTTTCGCAACACCTGTTGAGGTGAGTGCTGTAAGGCTTGGTGTCCCTGATGCGCCTATTTGGTATACGTTTGATGCGCCGGAGACGGTAATTGGGAGTAAATCTGGGGTGCCTGACGCCTTTCGCGTTATTCCTGCTACGCCCTCTGAGGTTAACGCTTGTAGGTCGGGGGTTCCGGACGCTTTTATTTGAAATACTTTTGCAGCGCCTCCGGACGTCAGAGTTTCCAACGCTGGGGAACCGGACGCAACCACTTGAGCAACTATTGCGGTGCCGGATGAGGCAACTTTCCCAAGAAAAACTATTCCAGACGAGGTTTGTTTTATTGCTGCTGTGCCCCTCGGATAAGAAATAACAGGTAAAAGCGATGGCGTGCCGTACGCGGTTATTGTTCCAACAGCCGAGTAATTGAGAACAACGCGAGGGTAATCGGTTGCATCACTTCGGTTGGCTATGCCCATTTTGGCGTATGTTCCTGTCCCATCCTCTCCAAGTGTTAGGGAGGTGCTCGCTAGGTTGTCTGAAGGAGGTGAGGGCGATGGGTCCGTAGCACGAAATTCAAACGTAAACGGAGAAGGGGTGCCGCCCGCGTAGGCATCAGTTGCAAACGCGGTAATGTCGTAGGACTTTGAGCCGGACGAACTTTCGGAGGTTGTGGCTATTCCGACAGTGGGATCTAGTGCCTTTAGTGTGGCTGCGGTACTCGTTTCGTCCCATGTGAGTCCAGTGTCTCCAGATATTATGAACCCTACCGTACCACCGGATACAGTAGCCACAACGTCAAGTGTAGCCCCGGTAACTGCTCCGGGAATGGCGGGAGCGGTAATCTTTATGAACGCATAAGTGTAAAAAGATTCATCATCCGGGAACAAGCCTTGATATACGGAGCGATTTGCCGTGGCGTCCACTTGGGCAGTGGTGGTAGTGGGATCAAAGTACAGTGGGAGTTCGTATTCTCCGACTGGTGCAGTTGTGCTTAATGTGATTTCACTATTTGCAGCGTCAACAGAATATTCAAGAGGCACCGGAACATTGTTTGCGTCCCAGCCGCTTGGTGCTTTCCATTTTAGAACGTCCAGCGTGTCGGTTGCCCATAGTACTTCCGCGTTACTTATGCGCGGAACAAGATCACTGGCATACTCAAACACTACCCCAAACGGTTCTTCCAAATCCGTCTTTGCAGGAAGTTTGGAGATCACAACCGTGTCTTTTAATTCGCCGGGAAGGGATTTGGTCGTTATGCTGATATCACCATGCCCGGTTGTGACCTTTCGGCCTTCCCTAGTGAATGCGGAAAGGGCTTTTGCGGGCAGTCTTTTTAGTGCAACGCCAGGAAGACCCGGTTTAGCAGTCTCCTTCTCACACAATCGGTAAGACAAATATCCGTCAACGCATTCCGCGAATATCCAGCCGTCCGCGTCAACTTTGGATTTTAAGGTGTTTGTGTCGCACGCAAACGTTTGCTTATTGTTAGATAGGGTTTCCGCAAAGTCCAGCGCTATTCGTTTTTTGGTTCCTTCAGAATCAACGTAGAACGCGACTCTCGAATGGGCTATTACACGCCCATGTCCAGCAGGAATGGAGGGATCCTCAGACGGAGTTATCCGTTCAAAAAACAGTTCCTTATCTTTATACTCTCCTGGGCGCATACGTACTCCAGTAGCTATTTTTGATTCTACAATTCAGCTAGTCGGAATCCGGATGCCTGACTGTGGCAGTACCCGATACGGAAATGTCCGTAAGTTTTATCAGCAAAGCACGTAAGACTTCTGGATCCGCTACAACTGGGGTGGGTTGTTCATTTTCCATATTGTTATCCTACGGACCTTCGGGAAGTGTAAGTATAAGTGAGGTCACGGATACTATGTCACTTGTTGCGATGCTCGTGTTGGAAATAGTAATGTCCGGGGATCCAGACGAGGCTACCGTGAGATCAAGCACGTTGGTGGTTCCGTTTGAAAGCGTCAACATGCAGTACGCGGCGGTTCCCGTATCGAGTGCCGCGTCCTCGTCGGTGATTGTAGTTGCTGTGGCGACTCCAGTAGTAGCGACTGTAAACGCCGGAGAACCCGTAGTTCCCACGGACCCGAATGTGCATTCCGCTAATTTTGTGCCGGTGCCTCCCACTGCTGTCCAGAATTGTAGTTTGCCCGCGTCCAGCAGAGATACCAGCGAGTTTATCATTACTGCCGCGTAAGCTGTTTCTAACGTTGCCATGTGCATTGTCCTTCTTTGTTTTTGTTGTATTATACCACTATTAGCGTGTGTCGCGCAAGTAATTACTTTTGTTGGGTCGGGGATGTGATTACTACGGTGCCTTTTGCTTCCATTTTTACGATTTTAGCTACAGCGCCTTGTAGTTGCTCTTGAATGGTTGGAATATTCATGATGCAGGCTGCGCAAGGGTTAAGGAAGTCACGGATACTATATCCCCAGTAGTAATAGTCAAGGAAGTAAGTGTCAAATCCGTTCCGGTTAATCCGCACGTAAGTTCCATAATGTCCGCTGTGCCTAGGGGCGCTGGGGAAGATCGCAACATGCAGTGATCCACAGTGCCTCCAGTAGCGTCTGAATCATTGGTTATTGCGGCGGCCTCAGCGGACCCGGAACCAGCTGGATCAAACGCCGTGCTTCCAAATGTACAGGTCGCCACTTCCGTGTCCGTGCTGTCCTCGAATACGAGAACTCCCGAATCTAATAATGCGGTTACCGCGTTTACCGCTGCGTTTCTTGCTGCGTCGTCTAATGTCATGTTTACCTCAATCCTAAGTTTTATAAGGGTGGAGCACCCACGTGGATGAATCCGTCTACATCTTGCCAAAATTGTTCATCAATAACTTGAGAGAATGCCATGGAGAATACTACTTTACTGATTCCGTTCCGGTACATTGTATTAGACTCTTGGCCGGGAAAATAGGGTGACTGAACTGTGCTGTCAAACAATCTTTCTGATAATGTCGCAACGCGTGAAGCACTGCTTGGCAGGTCTGAGCGAGGTCGAAAGTCTTCAAATACTTGCTCATCAAACTCAAATGCCATATCAAAAGGTACTGATATTTTTTGATCTAGAGACTCTAAATCCTCATCAACAGTACCGGTGGCCGGAAATGCTACAAATGTGACTGCTCCCATAAACTCTTCAGGTTCGGTAGTCACAGTATACTCAGGTATAACGGTAAACTCAAAGGATTCTCCTGGGTAGAGTCCGCGCACTGTCTCTGGCGCACTAAACGCTATACGGACATCCACAAAAAGTTCTTTTAACCTCCGAACTTGCAACACATTGTTTACATAACCGGTTCTAACAGGAATCCCTATCGACGCAATAGTACCAGTAGCGGGGTAATGAAAAGCGTCTTCTTCCTCTTCCTTGCGCAGTGTTAATATATCGCGATTCGCGGTCGGACTTGGAGGATCAAAGGGAAAGGTGTTTCTTCGCGCACCTAGGCTAAACTTCACTCCTATATTGTTCCCTAATGAAGGAGAGCGGGCGAAAGGAAGGTAGGAACTGCCACTTAGCGCAGCACTCTCAAGATTTAACGGATCATCTAAATGTTGCAATGTTATAACGTGTCCTGGATACCCACCGTGTTCAATTACTGTTGTTGGGCCTACGTGACTGGTACCATCTGTATCCATGCTTACACCTGTATATACCGTCCCCGTAACTTCTGGGGGCGGCAGTGCGGTAATTCCAAGCGCGAACAGGTTAAAAAGTTCCCATAATTTTTCATACACTTCTGAAAGAACGCTAGTGCCTAGCTGCAACGATGGCACAGACTGTTCATGAATTGCGAGTCGGCATACCCATACATACTCTAGTCCGTCAATAACAATAGATTCATCTACTATTTGCCCTAGCGCAGAACGGGCCTGCCCAAGAAACCGAGTAGCTTTCCAGATTCCTGATGTTTCTGGTCCCTCGGTTACCCAATCTCCGTCCTCTGGATCAATTCCTACTGTGATGTCGTCTATGTTTCGAGTATTGTCCATTACTCTATAGTAAAAATTAGCTACTCGGAGCGCTTGCATAAATGGAGATCTATCGGCTGCATCATCGTACAGTCCATGATTATGTGCAACATCCCCGTATATGTACTTCTCTTCCGGTAGGGGTTTAGGTATGGTTAAATCTGCCATTATTCCACAGGTTCCTCTGGCGGAGTCGCTGCTTCTGGTGGTGCCGTCGGTTTCATAAGCGGATACCATCTTGTATTGCCGGGACCGCTACCGTAAATCTGATTGTCAGTAGTCAAGTACACAAATTTAGGCACAGTTGGGATCGCCGGAAGAACATCCACTGTTTGTATTCCGCTGCTGCTCCCACCAGTAACTACACGCGCTACTGGTTTTTGAGCGGCGGCAACGGTTATAGCTCCGCCAATATTAGAAACGTTTGTTCCACCAGCTCCGACTATGGCCTTTGGAACGTGCTTGCGAATGTCATTTAAATCCTCAGCAAGAACGGTGGATTTAGGCCGAATAGGCTTCACCTTTAGGCGAAAACTACGCAGCCCGTCCATGTCGGAATGGGGGTCATGGGGTACCATGTATCTGGTCATAGTACTGTCCCAGGGTAGAACAAGGCTTTATCACTAAAATCAATTTTCGGGTGCCAAATTACAGGGATTATACCTATGTTGTAAATTAAATCTGGCGGCGGTCTTCCGGTTCTTGGGTCTATGAAAGTTACCTCAGTTAGCCAAGTGTCCGGTCTCCAGTGCATTTCTATGGTGAACCTGTGCTGATTGGGACTAGAAGTCAAATCAATGGGTTCATGACTAACCGACATGCACATCCAGGTTTCTGGTTCTCCCCCCATCCATACTCCGTCGTTTACAGCACCAAGCAGCGCTTGCGCCTTAATGTGTGGGTTATTTAGTGGTATAGTTCCTGTACCTGTAAGCGCATGCTGTGATTGCAATACTTGCGCTTCGGCTACTTGTATTTTTTCCTCACCTGGCCAATCGGGATCATCGTCTGGCCACGTGTGCGTTACTTTTAGTTCACCCTGCGTCGGCGTAAATTGTATAGAAGTCTGTGACAACGAAGCAGAACCCGACCATTGAAAACCATACCCAGAAGCGGTAACACTTGAATACGATATGGACACTAATGCCTTGTCCGGACAGTCTTCGCCCGCTAGATCCGCTTGGCGAGAGGTCACGATTAGGTTCGCGTCGGAGTCGTACGCCTGTCCGTACCTGGGTATGTCAGACGCACCCAACGCTTCATGCAAACGATTGGCACCTGTACCCACCAAATTCTCAACCAAATACTCAACGGACAGTCCTGACAGACGTCCACCGGATTCACTTATGGACGCGTTTGTCGTCAGTGGTCCAGTTACTATGTGTGCCATTGTACTTCCTTTTCCATTGTTATATTGCCACTGCTACGAACGACCTAGCGAGCATTGCTACGCGTATGGCCTCAAGTGCTACAAGTTGCTTATTTTCTATTTTTACGGAGTCATTTGCGGCAACCTTTTCTTCTTGCAGCGTGTCTTTTATTTCCACCAATGTGTCCTGCTCCACGCTCTTTTTTAGGAAGTCCGCGCTGGCTCCTTTAGTGATTGGGTCTGCCTGCTCCGCGAACACTTGATCGGTTATTGCACTACCCCCAAAGAATGTTCCAGACAGGTTTCCAGACTGCGCTGCAAATGAATCGAACTTTTCCATCTCATTGTTGAGGCCGTTTAGTTTTTTCTCTGCGGATGTGAAGTCCTCTCCTATTTTTTTCATGCCTCTGTCGAAAATTTCTTGGGAGATTAGCCCCTTTTCAAATAGTTCGCTTAGTTCCTTTACGCTTGATTTTGCAACTTCCAGCGGCGTGCGCAGAGATTCGGCTAATGCGTTGGCTCTGCTTAGCAACTGTTCTGAGAATACCTCACCAGCGGGCAACTTCGCAGCTTCTTCTTCAGCCAGCATGTCTTTTGCTCGTTTTTTACCGGCTGCGGAGAGTTCTTTCCACATTTTTACGGTTGCTGTTCCGAAACTCTTTACGGTTTTCTCGTCTAGCCCTGCGATCCATGCGTCCATTTTGTCGGCAGCGTTCCTAAGTTCTGCGCCCGCTTTGCCTGTAGCCAATGTAAGCGCACCCATTCCGACCTCAGCCGCGACAGCCGCTCCCGCAGCGTCCTGAAGGAGGTTTGAAACTGGATGAGCAATTGGAGTGTCTGCAGTGTCCATAAAGTTTTTAATTGCAGTTGTTGGCCCAAAATTTATAGCATCCGAAACAAGGCTAGAAACATTTTTGATTGAATCAAACGCAACCTCAATCATATGCGCTGCTCCTGCTGCTATTTCTGTCAACGTAAAAAAAGCGACGGTAACGGGAATCAAAACCACCGTTATTGTACCGAGGGCAACCGTAGCAAGCGCGGCCATTCCCTTAAATATTAGCAGTATGTCTTGAATTGCCCCAAGTATCGGAGTTGTAAATTCATTAAGGAACGTCTCAACAAAAGCTAATGCGCTAGTTTCCCACCGTGCCATTATATCAAGGAACGGCTCACTGTCCTTTATCATTTCTATTAGTTTTTGCAGTACAGTGTCAAGCGCAGGAGCAAATGTGACAGCTAAAACATTTCCAATGCCTTTTACCGTGTCCCCTAGCAACTCTAAAGAATCGTTGTAATTTTCAACCGTCCTTATTAGCTCTGGAGGAAGGGCGGAACCTACGATCTTCGTAAATTTTTCAAGGTCTTCCAATCCCCTACCACCAATAGCCTTCATTGCGTTGATTAGTTTTACGCCTGCGCGACCCATGAACGAAAAGTTTACAGCAGCCGCGTTAGACTCATCACCCATTTGGGCTATTTGCTTTGATAGAAATTCAAAGGACTCGCTGAGATTCATGCCTTGGAAGTCCTTAGCGGTCATTCCCAGGAGTTGCAAGGCTTGCATTCCTTCACCTACGCCTTTGCGCATCTCACCTAAACGGCGCACAAATATCTGAAGTCCACGGTGCAGTTCTTCAGTTGTTGTTCCGGCTAGCCTAGCTGCAAGTTGGTAGGCTGCTAGCTTCTCTGTGGGTATTCCAATTTCTCCAGCAAACTTACCTTGCAAATCGATTACCGCACGCTGGGCATTCGCAATAGTAAACATGGCTCCCGCAAACCCAAGTGCAGACGTCGTTATTTTTCTTAGGCCAGCGGTCAGCGCATTTTGTACCCCGCCGGATACATTAGTCAGTGCGTTTAAAGTTTTCTTTACCACGTCCGTCCCTTTTTTGAATTTAGACGTAGTGGCTACAAAATCTACCGCTATTCTTGCAATGTTCGCCATTTACTTGCTTTCCCGGCTGTTAGTTGCCGCATTTTGCTTGTTCGCTAACGCTTGAAGGGTATTCCACATTGTTTTTTGGTTGTCTTCTTCGTTTTTCCAATATTCAATAGTGAAGTCCTGCGTTGAAAATTGACCGCCGCCTCTGCGTTTTACGCCTTCAGAAGCGTTGCTTATTACGGCCATTAACTGTGCGTTGCGCAGGTCGTCTCCACGATGCCCGACAAGTTCATGCGACATGTAGATCATCCACTTTGTGAATTCCGCGCTGTCCACTTCTTGTTTGCAGCGTGCTACTGACATTCCTAGTATAGTAGCTAATCTAAACCATCCGAGTTGTTCTGGTCGGTTTCGGAAAAATCCGGCAGGTCGTCTTGTACCTCTTTCGAAATTCCAGACACGCTCATGCCTTCGGTCAATACCCGATCAAGTGCGACTCCAGATTTTTCGGCCAACGCGGCAATGTCCTCTTTTGTGAACAGCGATTTTCCCTCGTCGTCGCATATGATCATGGCTGCGAACGTTGCGCGGAGGTTTTCAAGCACCAGGTTGCCTTCTTCGCGGGCATTGTGCATTGTGAGTTCCCACCAGTCGCGTTCCCGGCCAGTCATTGACCGTACGTGGACAGCACCGCCCCACTCGGGAACTTCTACTATTTGAATAGTATGGTCAATCGCGCTTAGGATGTCTGTTTTGCTTAGAAATTTCATTTTGTTGTCCTTCTCATGTGCTTGCTATTGTTATTGCGCCCGTCAACTTAAATGTTGCAGTCGCGGTTAATCTTGTTCCTATGGCCGCTCCTGTGGACCATGCAGTCAAATACGCATAAGCGTACCACAGGTTACTAACTCTGTGTGTGCCATAAGTTATATATAGTATGGACGGGGCCGCGTCTATCGGAGGAATGGTATTCACGGTAGTCAAATCATACTCCACAACGCAACTTACTTGACCTGGGTCCACCAGCGTGCTAGGAGTAAAATCCATCCACCCTGAATCATTGTCAATTGTGGTTTTATTAACACTATCACGGGTCATGTCCACGCCGCTAATGCTTATTAGCTTTGCCGTAAAGTTTATATATTGTAATTTAGAGCCTGTAGCTGAGTCTGACATGCATTGTTCCTACTACGCTATGCGCCCAGTTAACTTAAATACATAGGTGGTTATTATTATTGCGCCTGCGGAAATGGACGTTGAGTTGCCCATTAAGTATGCGTCGCACGACCACGCAGAGGCACTGCCTGACGCCGTTACCGAAAGGGTTCCTAGTGTTTTAGTTGTTTCATTTATGTGCCCAGTGCCTTGGCGAGTTATTGTAACAGTCCCATAATCAGTTACGTCAGCCATAAAGGTTTTCGCAAGAGTAGGAACCCCCGATGATGTCTCCATAAGCGTGGTTTCTATCATCGTGGTGGAACCTGTCGGACCAGAGATGCTTAGCACACCTCCAATGGCCGTGCCTCTCCATGAGACTGATGATCCTTGTCCGTCATATGCCATATGTGTTTACCTTTACTATGCGGAGCCTGAAATTGATCCTGAAATCTTAAAAGTTATTGACGCTGTCATACGTTCACCGATTGCCGCGCCTGTGCTCCACCCGGTCATTATTGTGTTACTATTCGTTGTCCATGTTCCGGATGCGGCGTATGATATTGCAAGTATCCCTGATGTCCCTATTAACGGAATATCATCGCCGCCGTCGAACTCCACCACACACGTCAACGTTCCGTAATCTGAAGCGACCGAAGCTATAAACGTTTTTGTCCCAGAGGCTAGATTAGTAGTGCCTAGCGCGGTATTGCTCATGCTTACGCCTTGAACGCTGATTAGATTGCCGACTGGTAAGCCTGCGAATGATAATGTTGTGCCATGTCCGTCTGTAGCCATTAGTGACTTTCAATGTTAATGGTAAAAAGAAGTCCTTCTCACACCTGCAAAATACTTATACTACGCTGCTGTCGATGTCGCTGTCGCACTCACTGTACCTGAAAGCCTGAACGTAGCGTTTGCAGTCATTCTTTCTCCTATTGTCGCGCCGGTAGACCATTCGGTCAGCATTGCATCTGCTTGCCAGTATGTAGTGCCCGACCCTGGATAGGAAATGCTCAGAAGAGCGGTGGCTGTGCCGGTCACTGCTGGGAGCGTAACAGACTCATCAAATTCAAGTTCACAGGACAGAGTGCCTGGATCCGCTTGTTCTGCCGGAATGAACGTTTGCCAAGTGGGAGAGTCCATAGTATATGCGTCAATTACGTCTCTAGACATGCTCATGCCATCCACGCTTATGACGTTTGCCCACAAAGTTCCGTAGTATAGTTGTGTACCGTAACCATCTAGTGCCATGTTAGTGTTTTCCTTTCTCTAAGCTGTCGTCACTGTTATTCCATCGCTCAACTTAAATGAAGCATTTGCGGTCATTCTTTCACCTATTGTTGCGCCTGTGGACCATTCGGTAAGTACCGCACTTGCGACCCAAGTACCCGATCCTCCATAACTAATTGTAAGCGCACTAAGCGCACCATCAATTGGAGGAAGACCGTCGGCTCCAGAAAACTCAACTTCACAAGACAAAGTGCCCGGATCCGTCAAGCTCGCAGGAATAAATTCTTGCCACGTACCACTTGTCATATGAAACGCATCAATTGGATCATGGGATATACTGACACCGTCTACGCTCAGCAAGTTTGCCGTAAAACCTGAATAGATTAGTGTTGTGCCATAACCATCTTTTGTCGTGATTGGCATAGCTGTCTCCTTTTATGCAAATGTAGGTATAGACGCGTTATGAAATAATATAACGTCAATACTTGCTTTGTACAAGCCAATTCCTTGTCCGGATTTAGGCTGAACATAGGCGTCAAATGCGTTTTCTAGTTGTATTTCTTGGACATTCACGGTATCCGAACCAACGGTCACGGTACCAGAATATCCCAATGTAGCACTTCGTAAGAGTTCTATCATTGACTTCGTAGTGCTATAGCTTTTTGAAAAACAGTCCACCTGAATGCGTGTGAATTGCAAACCACTGGCCGCTGTCATATGCACGTGGTCTATTGTGTCCACGCGCCTATAAGTAATATGTGTAATGCCTTGGCCCGCGTCAAACACGGGTTCCCCAGTAGCAGGACCAATTCGTGTTCCGACAATCGCAACAAGCGCAGTGCTACCCGTAAGTAGCTTATACAGTGCTTGCTCTGGTAATAAAAATGCCATGTCCGTTACAGTGCCCTTTTAATTCTGCCAATGATGCTAGTTGCTTTTTGCATTTCAGTGTCTAGAGTTGTTCTGTATTCTGAAAGCGCCTTGACTTTTTTCTCCCGTAAAGCCGCTCGCATGTACGGTGAGCGGTCAAATTCAACTTTACGCGCAAATCTAGCCAATGGTTTACCGCGCATTCCCGCAGGAGTATCGGCATTGTTATCAAATTTCGCATTATAAAATTGGCCAACAACGCCATAGCCAACTCCGTTTTTAGTGTACCTTGCTCCTGAACGGATTTTTGTGCGAATTGCTTTGCGCAGCGAAACTAACTTTGCACGGTCGGATTTGCCCCGCGCTTTACCTATGGGTACGTTCTTTTTCGCCTGTGTTTGCACTGGTTTTAGCGCTGCACGAACCGCCTTTGTTAATATTCGTTTCCGTAAGCGGTCGCCTAGCATGTTAAGTTTCTTTGTTGCTAGTTTTACGCCTTTTATTTCTGCCTGTACTTCCTTTGATTCTTGTTCTCCGCCTCCGGGTATTATATTTTTAATCTTTTTATGTGCGGAGCGCAAACCCTTCAATGTGCTAATCGTAGCGCGTATCGCAGCTATACCAACAGCCATTATATTACAGACTCCTTGCACGCAAGTTTGAACATTTCACGCCTATCATCTATGTCCATTACCGCGACAATTTCTAATGGCGCTAATCTCGTCACCAATGAGTTGATTACGTGAGTGCCTGCTGTCGTACCGAACGCTCCTCGTGTGGTCATGGTCGCCGTATCCGTGCTTTCCACATAGGTTACGATTATTTGTTCGCTGCCTATTTCGATTATGAATTCCTTACCGCTTACTCCCATGAAGACACCCGTATCCGCAAGCGCGAGTGTCGTCTGATCATCCGCTGTAATAGCCGCGCTCAAGGACGTAAATTCCATGGGCTTTAGAAATCTTTTGTTCGCGTGTAAAAACTTCCTATACCTAACCGTAACTTCATCGGTGACTTCGGTAACCGTAGCTTGCGCCTCAAACATTTCGCGCCCAGTAAACGGACGAACGTGACCCCACACTTTCGCAATGTGAGTCCAAGACGCGTCACTCTCTCCATACGTATCCTTAGTGTAGGAGACTTCTTGGAGGCGAAGTCGCGTTCTCATTTTTCCCGCCTGCATCGGCATTTATGGTCGTTCCACTGTTGTAAAGGACGCTAACAAGGCTCGCGCACCCCAAGGAATGTCTTTGGGCGCTTGTCCCTGTACGATTGCTTCTCTGAATTCGTACCATGCTCCGATTAGTAGCAGCATGGCTTGCTTAATTTGGTAAGGCACATCGGTTGTGTTTGCGCCGAATCCGGCCACGTACGTTATTGTTACTGCGTCTTCGCGCTCGTACAATGTGGGCCACGTTCCGTCTTTTGCGAGTTTTATTGTTCCTGGTTTTATCCATGTGTTTACTTCATAGTTGGTGCTCGCCAATGTTTGTTGAGCGTTGTCACCGTCATAATAGGTTATGGACGTTACGGACACTAATGGTGCATATTTTATCCGTATGCGTCCCATTAAATCTTCATTGATTAATGCGGGTGCCCATTCACTAATGTCCCACATTTCTTTTCCGCCTGGGAACCTGTCCAATTTTAGCGTGCGCGTGGTGTTTGTAAATTCCAAATTGGTCATCGCTTGGACGTGTTCCTGCGCAGAATAAATTACAGCGGTAATCAGGTCATCCGATTCCGTATCGTCAACTCGTAAATGGGCTTTTGCCTCCGCCAATGTAACTAATGTTGAGGATGTTACTCCTGGGATTTCCATCGTCATGCTGCTGGGGTAACCTCCGCTGTTGCAATGCGCCCTTGATAGTTTGCTACTAGTGTATACGTAACGCCGTCACTCAAGTAAATCGGACCCCATTCGCCATTGTCATCGGTGGTCGCGCTTGCTCGAACAACAAAGCTGCTCGCGTCATAATCCACTTTGCGATACGCACGTTGAACTGCTCCGCCTAGGGGCACGTCGTTTTCATCTGTTACTAGTA